CTTCCATACATGCATTCTTACCAAACAATCCACAGTTAGTTCCCACCTGTTCAAAGGAGAAAGTAAAAGGTTGTCCTACAAATTTCATCAAGAACAATGCAGTATCGGTCCACACATAAATTGCATCTCTACCTTTAATAGCTCCCATAATTTTAGAACCATCCGCAAGTCTTTGTGTACCTGCAGTGTTCTCAGCTCGTACGGTGTATGAATCTGTTTCATCAATACTTTCCTGGTCCGAGAATCTTATAAACATATCATCTTGTGTACTAGGTGTTCCAACAGTTGTTTCTGTTCCAAAGAATACTAAGTGTCTATCAGGAGTTGAAACTAATACATGACGTGACGCTGTTGGCGCATTAGGTAATACGGTTGCTCTTGTAGATATAGCATTTGTAGCTGCTGCATCCCATTCAAAACATTTATCATTATAAATAAGTGCAATAAGTTTTGTACCATAGTTATCAAGAACCCATAAACCAGGATCAATAGTAAAGTCAGTAGAAGATGCACTACCCCAACCTGCGTAGGAAGTTATGTTTGTAATTGCAGCCCCTGCAGAGTGAGTGGCTGCTGTTGTGCCATTAACCCCTCTTGCCCCGCCACTTAAAGTGTTTGATGTAGTATTGTTGTTTGTATAAGAAATAAACTCATTATCAATTTGTATTGTGCCTGAAGAAGGAAACGCTGATGAATCTGTTAGTACAACAACTACACCTGTTGTGTTAGTTAAAGCTGTAGCCAGTGTTGTAGTCGCTGGTCCTAAAACCGTACCACCAAATAAACCTGTACCCCAACCGAAGCCACCTAATTGTTGAGCTGGACCCACAGAATAATAACATAAAATAGAAGTTGATCCTGCATTTGTTACAGGAGTCCCTGTTTCCTGGGCCGCCATTGTAATAGTAAATGTTGTACCACTAGGTGCAGAGGTAACCATAAATTTTTCATCTTCAAACGTAGCGTTTGTAAATGTTGAACCACTTAATCCTGAAACTGTATCAAACATCACAATATCATTTTGAAACAAACCGTGATTGCCGGTACAAGTTATTGTGACTGTTGTTGAATTTGCTGTACTTGTAAAATTAGCACCTGTTAAGGTAGCTCTGATTGGATGTATATCATAATACACACCACCTGAGAAAACATATAGAATACTACTAGTACCAATTGCTGCATATTTAACACCAGCATTATCATCCCAATGATGTATTGCTCTTGCAACACCAGTTAATTTATCATCACCTAATTGAGACCAGCCACCTATTTTTTCCGGGCTGCCATATCTAAAACGAACAAAGTCACCATCAAACCATTGACCTTCGGCCCCTGTTTCTGTAACTTGTTTGTTAAATCCTGGTGCAAATCCTAATTTTTGTAGCATATAAAAACCTGTTTTTTATGGTTTATATTAGATTACAGGTAAATTCAACCTGCAAATCTTAAAGAACTACTTAGGAAATTTTGTTTTAACTGCTGCTTGGTCTACTTTCCAACTATCAATACCATCGTCATTGATTTTTTCTAGTTGAGATTCCCAAGTACCATAAGCTTTTCTTCTTAAATCTAATACTACTCTAGCAACAACAGCGTCATTAATTGTTAGACCCCATTCTTGACAATAAGTAAAATCAAATCCAGAAGGTACTGTACTTAGTAATTCTAAACTATCTTGTGTATCTTTAGATAGTAACAAAAAAGCATCACAACTTGGCGTTTGTGCTATTGTTGTAATATCTCTTGCAATTGGGTTTTCCATAGTTCCAAAGAACGTTTCATAACCACTTGCTTCTAATTTATATAACTTCATCTTCTACTCCTATAAGTTTTATCTTATCATGTGGATTAATATTTCCAACTAAAATCTTTGTTTCTTTTGGAACTAAACCTATATCCTTTAATGCGTTCCATGTATAGGGATTACTCATAGCATTTTTTAATTTAGCTGGAGAAGGTCTGCCATTTGCTATCATTTCAGCTTGTATTTCTCTGCCTATATTAACAGTAAACTCATTTGCTTGATTAGCTTCCCACATTTCTTCATCAGAATAACCAGGTATTCTTGTAGGTTCTGCAATAACATATAACTCTTCTAGTAGTTTTTTAAGTATTACAATCTCTTTAGTATTTAATTCAAACGCTTCTTTTTCCGTTGCTTGATGACTCTTAGCTTCTAGTATCTCAGCTTTAAGTTCTAGTATCTCATGCTCTAAACCATTACCACCATTTTGTAGATGTTTTAATTTAGCAACTTTAGCTTGGTTTTTTAAATCTCCAACTTCTTCAAGAGCTGCTGCTCTTACTCTACCCTCTAAAAATCCTTGTAAAGTTTTAATCTTTTCCCAAGGTGTATCTCCTATTACTTGATATCTGTAATTAAACTCACTATTAAACTTTGACGCCATGTTATATTTCTCCTTTATTGTTGTTATTAATTTTAAGCACTTGTTGAAAACCCCGCCCCTGTTAAATAATATCTTGCAGTACCAACTCCAGTAACATCATTACCAATAACTCCTTGATTAGTTATTAAATTTGATAGATTTATATTACCACCACTATAACCAAAAGCAAAAATTCCTTTGTCGCCACCATAAGCTGCTCCTCCTTGAGCACTTCTTACTGTACCGACCCCTGATACGTCTGATGCTACAACTCCAACATTAGATACTAAATTAGACATTGAAACTTGAGTGCCAGTTTTTCCATAAGCAAAAATAGCCTTATCTCCACCATATCCTACTGCTGCTAATTCTTTTCTAGCCGTACCAACACCACTAACATCTGCTGACACAACTCCTGTATTACTACATAAATTAGATATATTAGTATTCACACTAATTAAACCAAATGCAAATATTACTTTATCTGTACCATAAGATGCTGCTGAACCATAATTTCTTGCTGTACCAACACCACTAACATCAGCTGAAATTACTCCAGAATTAGAAACTAAATTAGTCATACTTACAGGACCACCTGTTGCATCAAACCCATATCCATAAATTGCTTTATCTCCTCCATAGGTTGCTGCTGACACACATTTTCTTGCTGTACCAGAACCAGTTGAATCTGATGCTACAACTCCTGAATTACTAATTAAATTTTTAGTATTTACATAACTTCCACTATAACCATAGGCTACTACAGCTTTATCTATACCATAACCGGCACCTCCCGAAGAATCTCTTGCAGTTCCTACACCTGCTGTATCAGTTGCTACAACACCTGAACTTGAAACTAAATTAGATAAATTAGAATCACTTCCTGTATCTCCAAAAGCCATTATTGCTTTTTGTGTAGGTGGTTGAACTGGTTCTAAAGCTGTAACATCATCTTCTAATGGAACCCAACCTTTAGTAGCATCAGAGTAAACAATATTAATTGATTGACCTGATGTAGTATACTCAACTGTCAGAGTATCAGGATCACCTTGGTAGTTTAAACCATTTGAATCTATTGTAATTGCGTTAGTTCCCCAAGTTCTAGCATAATCTATAAGAACGATTTGATCACCTTTTGCTGCTGCACTTGGTAAAGTAATTGTGCAAGTAGTTGAAGTCGTGTCAATCCAATAACCATTTCCAGCTTCAACAGTCTCAGCAGTTGTATTTGCTGTTCCACCCATTCCCGAATGAGCAGTACAATAATAATAAAGAACAGGTGCACCAGAAGCCACTACTATTTGAGTATATGCACCAGAACTTCCAGGTGTTCCAGAAGTTGTAACGCCAGTAGTATATTCAGAACCACCACTATGTGAACCGCCACTTGTTGTAGAAAATCTTAATGGGTGACCACTATTAGAACTATCTGATTGATCAAATTTATATGTAAAGCCTTCTAAAAGATTTACAGTAGCTTGCAGAACTGTATCAATATAATACCTATTACCAGCACCGGGGTTACCTACAGTTACTGTAAAAGTTGTTAATGCTGTAAGAATTGTAGAACTCCAATTAAGACCAGCAGCCGCAACGGCTATTGATCCTGAAGTTCTTAATATATTGTTTTGTACTATTCCACTCATAATTTTTTCCTATAATCTTTTATCATACTATGCACTTGATGAAAACCCACAAGCTGCTAATTCATATCTTGCTGTACCGACTCCAGTTGTATCTGAAGCAACTACACCACTACTATTAACCTTATTTGATATATTAGTAGTTGCTGGAACTTGTGCGCCAAACCCAAATATTCCTTTATCTCCACCATATCTACTTGCGGCAGAAAATGTTCTAGCTGTACCAACCCCACTTGTGTCTGAA